GTACAAAGCAAGTGCCATTTGTATCAGAAGAACCCGAAATATTTGGTAAATCATGATAACTGGATTTAAGCGTATTGGTGATATCTTTATTATTGATGGAGAAATTTTCTCCGTTAAAGATGTTCAGGCAGTATTTTCGGAATACGTTGTAGAAGATACTATTCATTATTACGACGGCAAGAAACATTATAAATCTGATGGTTTGACTCAAGTTGGCTTGAGTATTCCATATGATCTTGGCGAGAATATCTTAAAGAACAAAGCACAGATAAAACTCTGTAAACAACAGAGAGAGATAGACGAAAAGCATATTGAACATCTTCGAAATGCTAGGAGGTAGAAATGGCAATAACATCACGCGAAGATCTCAAAGACTATGCCCTTCGTCGGCTTGGCTTTCCTGTCATTGAAATAAATGTTGATGATGCTCAAGTCGAGGATCGCATTGATGATGCTATTCAATTCTTCTCCGAATATCACTTTGACGGAGTCGAAGAAGTCTATGTTCCATACATTATCACACAAACAGATGTAAACAACAAATATATTGACACCAACAGTATTTCTACTGGGTCTAGTGGTGGCAATATTATAAGCGTGACCAAGATATTCATTGTCGATCAGTCTGTTCAGAGCGGAATGTTCAGTGTTCAGTATCAGTTGATGCTTAACGATTACTTTAACGGATTTCTCACAGGTACATCGAATCTATCATACTACGACACGACAAAGCAGTATCTCTCGTTGTTACAACAATTCTTGAGTCCTGAAAAAAGCATTAGTTTCAGCAGAGTCACCAACAAACTCAAGATAAACACGGATTGGTCTGAATCTTTTGAGGTTGGCGACAAGATACTAGTTCAAGCCTATGTTGCATTGAATCCAGAAACTTACCCCGAGATATACAACGATATTCTCTTGAAACAATACGTCACAGCACTCATCAAAAGACAGTGGGCAGCCAATCTAAGTAAGTTCTCAAATATTGCATTGCCTGGAGGAATGCAATTCGATGCTCGCGATATGTACAACGATGCGATGACAGAACTCACAAAGATTGAGGATACTGTACAGAGTAAGTATGAACTACCAACAGATTTCATGGTGGGCTAATGGCACGGAACAATTACTTCAAAGTCTCCTCTCGCGAATCTGATCTGTTTGAGCAACTTGTTGTCGAGCAGATCAAGATCTATGGCTTTGATGTCCATTACATCTTCCGTAAATTTCAGAATCTAGACAACCTCTTTGGAGAAGATACTATATCAAAATTCGAAAAGAGTTTTCAGATAGAAATGTTTGTCTCTAACTACGAGTTCTTTGAATCACAGAACAAAATAATGGACAAGTTTGGAATTAATCTTCAGGATTCTGTCACGCTTATGGTTTCCAAGAAGAGATTCTCCGAAGAGGCTGCAAGATATGGAACAGACACCGCTCCGCAGGAAGGCGACCTCATTTACTTTCCAGAGTATGGCGGACTGTATGAAATAAAGTACGTTGGAAGTAGAAATTCATTCTTTGCATATGAACTCTCATGCGAACTCTTCAGATACTCTGGCGAACAAATCAACACAGAAATTAAAGAAGTTGATGATATCGAAACTGAATTGGTTACTGATGTCAGAGAATTTACTATTAGTGGGGTATGTGGTTCCTTCTATGAAGGAGAAAAAGTCTATCAAGGTTCTTGTTTTGGTTCTGCATCTTGGTCTGCCACTATCCTCAACTTTGACTCACTCGTCAATAAGATCCAAGTTCACACGGAGACCGGTACACCATCATCGTTGGTGAGAATTAAGGGAGAGCAATCTAATGCTTCCGCTGATTACGATACCGCCACTACAACTGAGAAGAAGTATATCGATGCTAACCTTGATGATGGTGGTGATATAGAAAAGGAACGTGCCAAGTTGAACATAATTGACTTCACCGATAAAGATCCTTTCAGTGAGGGCAATTACTGATGTTTCGCTATTTCTACCACGGAAGCATTCGGAAGTTAGTAGTTGCATTCGGTTCGTTGTTCAATGAGATATACATCTCGCGCAAAGAGGCTGATGGCACAGAACAAAAGAAGATAAAGGTTCCTATCTCCTATGGTCCAAAGGAAAAGTTTGTGCGGAAGATCAGAGAACTTGACGAAGCAGATCCTGCTAGAAAAAGTTTTGAAAACATTCTTCCGAGAATGTCGTTTGAAATTTCTTCTATGGTCTATGACAACAACAGAAAACTCAATAGCCTGAACAAGGTATATTCTGTTCGGGATGAAAATGACAGCACAATATCATATGCTTACAGTGAAGTACCATACAACATAGAGTTTACTCTGAATATCATGAATAGAAACATTGATGATGGATATCAAATCATAGAGCAGATATTGCCCTATTTCACCCCCGACTTCACTATAAGTATGAACTTTACAGAACTAGATAGAAAAGTGGATGTGCCAATTATCCTTTCTTCGATTAATAGCGTTGAGGATTACGAAGGCGATTTGAACGAACGAAGATTGATTACACACTCACTAATCTTTCAGACGAAGTCTTATATTTTTGGACCGGTCAGAAGTTCTGGTCTTATTCGCGAAATTGATCTAACCTTTAGAGAACTAACGGACGAGTAAATGTCATCAACAGCAGAAAGAAATCTAGATGGATTCTTAAATCAGTATCGCATTCTTACGACTGCTACTGAATCTGCTGATTTGACCACCGCAAATACGATAAAGAAGATACGAATTACAGTTGAACAGAAAGAAATCACACCCGAGATTTTTTTCAGTAGAAGCATTATTCCATATTTCGCCCCAACAGAAAATCGCAACTCATTCACTAATTCTCTTACTGGTGTGGCAGATGGATTAACATATGAACACAGTAGATTCTTTGCTGGTCTTACATATCTCCAAAGTTTAGGACATGAAGTCCTTTATGATGCAGATCAATTAAGAGAAGCAGAATTTTGTACTATAGGATATTCAACTTCATATGGGGCTTTCAAACCTCTATATGACAATACGAATATTCTTCTTCAATATCCACAGTTCTACAGTATCACAGGTTCAAATCAACCTATAGGAATAACTGCATTCACTGGTGTTACCCTCAAGGGTTCATCTGCTGGAACTTATACAATAGTAAACTTTGGTGGAGTTCTTGCTCCATTTCAATTACTTGAACATCCATCTGTTCTTGGTCTTACTCACAGTAACGGTCTTCTAACTGCAACAGCGGACTCGCCGTTGTATTTCGGGCTATCTGCAAATACTGGTTTGAGTGCATCAGTAAGATCAATATACTTCACACCAGATATTCATTTTTCAACAAGAAGAAATTTTGCGATTCTATCAGATAGAGGAATGACATTCTCTGGTCTTGTGACTTCGTTTGAACCATACTACTCATTCATAAAGTATTCAGACAACGACTTCATGGATGGTCAAACAGCAATGATCTCCCAATATGTTGGAAACTCAGCAAATCCAGCATGGACTGCGGAATTGATTCGTAGTTCTGGTAAGACAGGAAACTATATTAACCTCGACGGATTTAATCTTAGTAAGAGTTTCAACGAAAGATTCTTTACAGAGTTTAAAACGTATCCAAGAAGATACAAATCAATACCATCTGTTGGGGCGAATCTAGGACAATATTCATATCCGTATACAACATCTGTATTTGGATGGGTTCCGTCAATACCAACACCAGGCATAGCAAGAGATGGTACAGGTCCATTCGCAAGTGGAGGAGCGTCATATTTCCTCAATAGAATTGCGGGTATTACATTTTATCCACCCCCAAGTACTTACAACTATCTTGGTTCAAGTGGTGCAGCCTCATTTGGTGGTTCGGGTGGATCATCTGGTTGGAACACTTATTTTAAATCTCGGATAGAGGATTCTTCTTTCTATAATGAATATTTCATGCTTGGTGGTGCAACATCTACAACAGCAGCATCCAACACATATCAGGCTTCAAGACTACTTCCTGCAAATATTCTCAAGTTGTTTGTTGACAACTCTGGTCCTAGAGGTCCACTTGGGATCACCATGAACTTCCTTGATTCATATTACTACGACATCTATCAAGAACAATTGCAGTATGGTGGGTACAATGATATGAATTTCTTTGTGATGGAGTTTGTTCCAAGATTCAATCCATTTATACCCGTGCAGATAAAGGGTTCTTATCAAGGAACTAGCACACGCAACTACACATCTCGAAGAGATTGCACGATTCACCAAGACATGGGCGGAAACACGGCTGAAAGACTATTCAATCTCAAAGAATCGATGAAAGATACTATTCACTCATCACTCAAAATGTGGAAGTTGTTGCTTGATGGGCGAGGCAAGTTCAACTATAGGATAGTCCCATTAGTTACTGGTAGAAATGAAGATTATGATTTGACAAGGGGCGGTTCTGTTCCCTATA